CGCCATTTACCGTTTGTATACAAGTACATCTCACCATCTGGTCCGACGGTCATACTTGCTTTTACATGCCGTTCAGTTCCAGAAACAAACTGCGACCCAAAACGGAATGTATTAGGTTCCGCTGGACGCAGTTCACCATACTCTGCACCAAGAGTTAGTTTGCCATTGTAACCAGTGGATTCAATTTCCTTGATACACTTTGCTTTTTCAGAATCTGGTAAAACGGCTGCAGCAGCAACAATGCCACCTGTAGCCACACCACCAGCAAGACCAAGATACTTGAAGAAATTACGTCTTGTTGCCATACTTGTGCTCCCATAATGAATAAAGCGCAATACCCAGCATCAACATGACTGGAGGTGCAGAATATGGAATCCAATGGAAGTATGTGTTCACAAGAGCAAAAATTGCGGTCAATAGAATTATGACCAGAATAGGCAATTCAGATTTATGCATGATATAACTCCAAAGAGAGAATGGGGCGGAGGAGGTGAACCCTCACGATGAGCAGTCTGGCGGATAGTACCGTCGGCAATGAGTGCCGCGCCCCATAGTTTTATTTAGCCACGTTTTCGTAGATGGTCTGAAAATCGCTCTGCTCAGCAATTTCTTCTTCATAATTACGCTTGTGATAAACACGCGCCAGTTTTCGACCCAACTTCTTCGGAATCTCACACTCATCCTGCATCTTTTGCAGAATCTCCTTAATGAGATCGCGTTCTGCTTCGATACGAGTGAGAGAGTTTGAGATTTCTTGAAGACATCCTAAAACTTTTACTTTATCCACTTTCATTATTCTTCTCCGAAGGTAGAACTGGCTGCTTCGATTGCGATGTAGTAAGTAATGTCAACAGTTTTGTGCTTGAATCGCGAAAGACCTTTCTTTGCGATCGAAACATCATATGATCCGTCCATCAACTTGAAATTTTCAACTTTCATAACAACACGAAATTTCTTATCGTCTGTCACAGTTCCAATTTCAATTTTGGATTGATCAGCAGAATCATCCTTAACATCAGTTGCAATAAATGTTACAACAGAACCATCACTCTCAAAAACAAAATTTGGTGATCCAGAAATACCCGCAGACTTTTTCATCCAATCCAAATCTTCTTGGGAAAGGCTGAATGAACAATCAGCATCACCAAATGTAATAGACTTTTCTGGTGGGACAACAATAGTCTTTGGAGAACAATACTTAATATAATCGGATCGTTTCTTGTTCTCAGTACTGATATTAATCTTGTCATCACCAAAAGAAAGATGGGCTTCCTTGTACAGTGAGACTTTTGCTAGAAATTTATTCAAATCATGAATTGCAAATTCTTTTGGGAAATTCTCTTCAACAGAAGCCTCAACGAAAATCGTCTTCAGTGGAGAAATAGTCTTGAGTGTATTTCCTTCTTTAAATTGCAATCCTGGATTGATGCTTGAGAAATTCTTCAAGACATGTACAGTGTTTTCAGAAAGTTTCATAATTTATCACCTCATTCGCTTCAACATGATTATTATATAACGAATCAACCAACTTATCAACTCTTTGAGTCAACGTATTCAAATCACAATTATTGTCCATGATTATATCATGGTCAGAACCAATCCAAGCCCACTCTGAATAATGCACTTCTGGATATGCGTTGCGCATTACATCTAGACTGTGATGTCCTAGATTGCACTCTCGAGCAAGATTGTACCACTCAGGATCATCGCCACGACGAACGCGAACAACACGTCCCCCAGAATCTCGAATAGCCTTGATTTCATTTGGGAATCTCACATCAGCAATTACATAATTATTCCAGGGTGCTTGTTCACAGCGACGCATTACAGTATGAACCCAGAGGTCAGGATGAAAAATATCCCTTCCTGCCTCTGTGCCCATAAGTTGCAAAGCCAATCTTGGTGAAAATGATTTACCGAGTTTTTCAGACCACCATTTATCGTCTTGTTCACGCCATGCCCTTGAGCCTGGAGTGTCACCTTCGAGCATGTTGCGATTCCAACCAAAGATTGTAGCGCATGCATCTTTGACGCTGTTTGCATAACTTTCTTTGAAAAAGTCATGACGATCTACCAAGAGATCTGCGACTGTGCCTTTCCCTGCTCCAATGAAGCCTACGAGTCCAACAATCATATAGAATTATAGAGATCCGACGAAGTTTGCAACTGCTGGCATATCACCAGTAAATGCATACGTTCCAACGTGATGCGTCTTCATCCATGGGCACAACCAAATCTGACCACCGATATTTCTCCACCACTGACAGAACATATAGTCTTCAGAGAGATAGCGATCAGATCCACGACCACCATTTTCTTTTGTATCAATGACTGTATCAAAGTAAGCATGAATGTATCGTGATCCATCGAAGTTTGCTTGTCCAACATGATCTGGACGATACTTCAATTGTGGATATGCTTCTGCGAACTTTGGAAACACTTCGCGCTTGACCATCATATAGCCTGTGCCAATCTCAAGAACTTCAACTGGTTCGGCGACAGAGAACTTTTCAGTGCCAGGAACTGGATTGAAAACAAAATCACCAGCAACCTTTTCCATATCGCTTGGTTCAACGTTTGGATTTCGCTTCACTGCTTCTTTAACAGCACCCCACTTGATAGACTTCTTTGGGTATGGTCCACCAATGACATCCTTATTCAATGCAAGCAATGCAATTACATCGCGTGGATCGAAATGAATATCAGCATCAATAAAGAGAAGATGCGTGAAACCTTCAGCGCGAAGAAACTCATCGACAAGATAATTGCGAGCGCGAGTAATGAGAGATTCATTGAATATGAACGAGAATCGTACTTCAATACCATATTGTGTACAAACAGATTGAAGATCAAGGCAAGATTTTACATACATTCCGTGAGCCGAACCGCCATACATTGGCGTTGCGACAAAGAGTTTGTTCTTGCGTAGTTCTTCTACAGATACTTCTAACTGCATAATTATTCACTCCAGTTGTAAAATTTTCTAATAACATCAATAATCTTAGACTGATCATCGAGATTTTCGTTGACCATTGTCTCTATATAGTCCATGAGCGTTAGCGAGCCCATGATGTTCGAGATTTTTGTCGCACGAGAATTTTTAAATTTATCGTCTTGATCATCCTTACGATCAACATGACGCTGCTCTTTGGTATTGTGAGAAGCAGTAAGAATCAAGACTTTGAAATCGTTTGGGAATAGTTCTGAAAGACGATCGAGCATTTTACCATTAAAGAGTCTATCGCCTTCGAATATAACGTTTTTATTTTCGAGCGATTCAAAAAAAGCAACAGCGTCTGGCTGAACTGCCATACTTAAACGATCTGTTCCCTGAAAAACATTATCACCAGTTTCATACTTGCCAAGAATATAGAGATTCAATTTCTCTGAATACATGGCATCAAGTAACTTTTGCGGCTTCACCATCTGCCAATCATCAGCCATCGAGATCAACTTAAACATCAACGTGGTCTTGCCAGTTGCTGGCTCACCACCCATTGCAATCACTTTTACCATAATGCTTCTAATCCTTCTTGTATGGGTTGTTCGTCTTTAAACATCCAATCTAATTTTTCTATTCTACCTGTTCTCAAGTAATAAGTAAACTTTTCTTTGTTGATTGTGGCATTACGAATTGCAAGTCTTGGATCAAGAGTTTCGTTTCTTGCTTGCCATAATACATTCCACTCAATACCAGTCCAGCCATCTTTCTCTGCTTGTTGAATTTCTTCAGACTGACGATCCAAATAATATCCAAGATATCGTCCATGATGTTCACGAAAGATTTTCTTGAATGAACAAAGGCACGTTTCCATCGTGAAGAAATCGATCTGATTTCTCAGTTCAGGGAATCTAGATCTGGTTTCCTCAAGAATGTCCTTGGCAACATCTTCAAGGTCATTGCATTCTGATGCAGTGAGTTTTGTATCATACTTGTGATCTTCGCCGAGGGCAAGATGCAAACCATTACGATGTGAACGAGAGCCAGAATAGTCATCCAACATGAGGCTAGTAGGTACACAGTTAATGCCAGCAGTATGAACGAGATGCTGAAGATAAAACCAAGTGGAATAGCGACCAAATTTGTGAAGAGAGTTTTTAAGATTATTCCAAAGGTTGTTGAAAGTTTGTTTCTCATTGTCTCCATAATAACTCTCCATTACTTCACGTTGCGTTTTCTTGCCAATAAATTTTTGATAAGATTCGAACATGGCTGGCAAATGACCTTTGTTCCACTTTGTATCTGTTTGGTATCTCAGTCTTTTATAATTGTGGCTGTTCCACCAGCGAATACGATCCACAGTGGCGAGTTCATAGTCAGGAAACTCATTCTTGAGAACCCATGCAGTTGGTAGTTGATATGTGTTACCGTACAACCACGCAAACCACAATCGTTCTTCGTCATTGTGTTCGTATCGCTGGTGGAGATAGTTGGTGCACCATACGGCTGGATCGCAATCGCCGAATTTCATCGACCATGCGTACCAGCGTATGAATTGTTCACGTCTTTCTAAATTCATGCAAACAAATCAACTTGTTGGAATAGTGCATCACGCAGCCAGTATTCACCAACCTTGTTAATGGCTTCTTCAGTTGTGGCTTTCTTTTTTGCTCCAAACTTATGAGATTCCAACGATTCGTTTTGCAATTGTTGCATAACTTTTGCGTCAGTTGGTAACGCAAATGTGGGATCTTTTACTGCAAGATTTCTAAAGATTAGTTGTTCCTCTCGATTCTTAAACAGAGGCTGATCAGAACGCAATGAGCCTGTTGGATCAACAGCCCAAAACACAAGACCATTTTTCATATGCCAAGAAACGGAACTAGGCGTGCAAGAGATTTTCAATCGTTTCATGTTCTGCACATTCACTGCATAATCGACATATTCATCCCAAATAGCGGATGCGTATCCCTTTCCTTCCGCCCCCTGAACAGTAACGATTTCGTAAAGGTTGGTATACTTATCGCGATTGAATGTTGCAAAAATGAGCGAGACAATTTTACCATTGTCCTCAAGAATCATCGGAGGAGACTTTTCGTAATTTTTAAATCGAAACCAAAGGCTATGAGAAGCAGAAAGAAACTTCGTATTTCTTCCCTCTGGTGAATTTTGTATTAAATCTTCTACTTGTTCTTTTGTTGCAAACTTCACAGTTGAAGATCCTTCGCATTCTCAATAACTACTGTCTTCATATCAAAGACATTTTTTGCAACTGTGACATACTTATTCATTGGTACTTCATTAGAGCCTGGAAGGTCAGCGCGTGCAGCAATGTTCTTTGTTGAAGTTATTATAACGCCATTTGGCAGAGAAGTAAAGTAAATTGGACGTTTGCCGTTGCGATAGAAACGCAACTTCTTCTCTTGATAAAGTTCAACTACAGCCATTGATGAATTTGGGAATTCTTCAAGTGGAGATTTATTTGCTTGAAGTGTGTGTACAATCAACTCAGAATCATTACGAGTTTTGCATTTGTATCCATAAAGACGTTCCCAGTTTTCTGGCATCTCTTGGCTGACTACACCATTATGGACAACAGAAACGTTCTCATTCCACAATGGTTGATTGTATGCAAGATCAGAAGTTGAATATCGGCAGTGCCCAATCAGGTATAGATTACCATCTTCGTTGATGCAGTTTCTAAAATCAAGAGATTCTAAAAATTTGGTTGCTGGAACAGCGTCAATGTGAGTATGAATCTGTTTATCTTTAACCCATGATATTCCAGTTGCATGTAATCCGCGAATACTCGACTCGCGAAAAACATCAGCAAGCATGATCAAATCACGAGAACTTGGATTCTCTAGGAATGCACCAATTACAGCACACATATCAAGCGAACAAATCTTCTAGGGTAGAAATTTTTTCGTATGCTTTTGGATGGTACTTTTCGACCATCTGTCTGCCACCATTTTTCTCCAAGTAGTCATACCACTCTTGTTCATCCCACATTCCTTCAGAAATACCATTCCAAAGTCTTCGTTGGAGTGGGTGTTCTTTGTTCTTTCGACGGCACTCAACATAATTAAATCGATGATCTTCATATTCTTTACTTCCAAGTTCGAGCATCTTTTCACGCAAATAACAAACAAGGCTGATACGTTCTGCAACTTCGTCATGTGTCACAATAGGTGTATTGCCGTGAATGTACTCATGATTATTAACCAACAACAAGTCACCTGGTCGCACATTCACGGCAATACGAACTTCTGGAAGAATTAGATAACCACCTGTATAATTGCCATTATTAGACAATACGAGAAGATTGCTCAATCCATTTGTAAAGTCACCAGCATCACGATGTGCTGCTGTTCTAAATGTTTTATTCACTGTAATTGTAGTGAATACAGTTTCTGGAACCAAAAACGCTGGGTCAATCTGATTTGCTGCAGCGCGTTGAGCCGCATGACGGGTTGGAAGTAACTCAGCAAAACCACGATCAAGTGTTTGTAGAAAAGGAAACGACATTTTAAATTTGTCGTATGAGTGTTGTGTATATGCTGTTGCGCGTCCATATGGAATTCGAGGATAACGATCGAACCAACCAGCAATACCAGAAAACACGGCATTGGCATATGTCGTATCTGAAATATATTCTTCCTGCACTTCAATCAATTCACGCTTTCTTTCTGATGGTGAGAGATTAGATATCTCTGATAGCCAAGTGTCAAAACTAAAATTGTTTTGCTTTACTTTCTGTGATAGCCAAACAAGACCACGTGTTGATTCTTTGTTTTCATATTTCTCTTTAATAGAATTAATTTCATAATTGAAATCAATTGGGATGACAGAACTGTCTGGTTCTTTTTTAATGAACTCAAAAATCTTTATTTGCGCTTCGGAAACCCACTCACGCCCACCGCATGTTGCACCTTTTGGTCCAGCAGCAAGACCACGATTTTGAGATTGAGTAGCAGCCTCGCGCAATCCAGTGTATGCGGCTTCTTGCTGCTCTTTGCTGAAATAGTTTTTGCGAAACTTGAATGCAATATTGCTTTCATCTTCATTATGAAGATAGCAATCAGTATCTTCCTCAATCAAAAGATCAAAATGAGATTCATCCAAAAATTGTCCAAGCAAATTTTCGCAATCTAATTTTTCTTTTGCTATGATGATCTTTGCCATAATAATTCCTCCTGCTCATAAATTATATATGCAGTGTGAGGTGATTGTCAAATCAGTATTTTCCGAAACAAATTAAACTCCAAATGAAACTGTGGGGGCATTGCACCCCCACAGAACTTGTACAAGTTTTTAGAATTGGCTGATTAGCCCATCGTCACGCTGATAGCATTACGATAAAGAGTCTTGCGAGCACGCGCAATCTGACCCTGATCGAGATACTTCTCAAATTGACGTGACGGATTGCCGAGGCGATATGCAAATACCTTTTCACCACGCGAGTTGGTTACACGGTTTGTGTAAACCGAGATACCCTCGTTGCGAGCACGATATGCAAGATCAGCAGCATTGTCGACCTTGAACATCGAACGAACCTGACGGGTCGTAAGAGTATTGCCATCGGCAAGATAAGTAACAAACGAATCAAGAGCATTAGACATATTAAATTACCTTCACAAAAACCCCTTCAATAATATGACAAGAGCGGGGCTTATCTTGTCACATAACTCTTATTATATACTAACAAGAGTCAAAAGTAAACTCTACTGAGGATTTCTTTCTGCAAAAGTATCCATCCAATTCTTCAGATACTTTCGCGCTTCCTCTTTGTTCACACCAAACGTTTCAGAAATAAGAGGAGCAGCAACAAACATATTCACTGCACCAGATTTCCGAAGAGTATCCAAATAGATATTAACTTTTTCTTGCATTTCCATTCTAAACTGATCCATATCAGCCTCCATTAAAACGGATTTTCATCACCAATCACAATCGCAAGAGTCTTGGCGACACGATCAATAACCTGCTGCTCAGTCATTCCTTGACTCTGATACTCTACCATATCCATAGCAGTCAGCACTATTTCTTTTGTATGACCATATTTGGTTACACGAACAGTGAGATTGCCAGTGTTCGGATCATTGATCGTTTCTACGCGAGCATCATCTTTTGGTGCAACTGGAGCAGTGGCTTCAGCATCAACCTTCGTGTACAGATCCAAGAACGCAGTCTTGGTATCAGTATCGAATCGGTTCAAGCACATC